CCCCGCTCAAAGCCCAGGTAAACATCGGCTTCGACCTGGAGGACGGCGGCTGGCCCTCCATCTTCCTGATGTGGGGCACGCCCAAGATGAAGCCGGACGTCAAGCTGCGCAAGGCGGCATTTGGCCCGGCTGTAAAGCGCGAAGTCGCAAGGATTCAAAAGGAAGCCCTGGAGGCATTCCTGCAAACATTAACAAGGGGGTGAGAGCATGGGCATCAAGTCTGAACTGCTCGACATTTTCGAGGAGATGGGATACCCGGCATGGCTGATGCACACCATGCCCGCGTCCCAAGTTTACCCGGAATCGTTCTTCACATTCCTGACCACCGACGCGCCTTTCGAGGCGCACTACGACAACCAGCCCCATTCCGTCGTCTGGGCGTTTGAAATCGGCTTTTACAGCAGCGACCCCGAAAAGGTGGAGCGCATCCCGCTGGAGCTGGCCAAGCGCCTGCGCGCTGCTGGTTGGGTCGTCCCCGGCATGGGCAGCGATGCGATGAGCGACGAACCGACGCACACCGGCGTGCACTTCACCGCCTGGTGCGTGCAGCCTATCAATAGCAAGGAGGTATAACCATGAGCAAAGTCTTTGAATATCGCGGCGTCGAAGGCCTGGTCATCGCCGAGGTGACCGGCGACGACAACGAGGAGCAGGGCGGCTATAAGACCGGCGACGTTGAAGTGCTCGCGCCTGTGGCTGAAATCGGCAAGACCGTCGAGGAAGGCAACGAGGCGAAGTACTACGACAACCAGCCGATGATCGTCATTCACGGCGAGGGCCCCGACACCATCACCATCACCTGTGCAGGCCTGACCGTGGAGCAGCAGGCGAAGCTGCGCGGCAAGCCCTACGACCCGACGACCGGCGCCATGATCGAGGGCCCGACCCGGACCAGGTACTTCGCCCTGGGCTATAAGACCCAGGACACCGACGGCTTTACCCGCTACGTCTGGCGCTACAAGGGTACCTTTGGCACGCCCGAAGAAGCCCACAAGACCAAGGATGCCACGACCGACACCAACAATACCGTGCTGACCTTTACCGGCGTCAACACCGTGCACAAGTTTGCCAAGGGTGAGCTGGCGGAGGACGGCAAGACCTGGAAGCCCGCGTCCGTGAAGGGCATCGTCGTGTCCGACCGCGAAGGCCTGGCCGACCTGTCCACGTTCTTCGATACCGTCACCACGCCGGACACCTTGAAGCCCAAGGCCGCATCCTAATCCATAACGGGGGCGGGAGCATCCGCCCCCGTATTCGATAACATGCAAAAATAAAGCATCATCCTGCATTTTTGCAGCTGGTGCCAGGCGCGATCGCGCGCCATGGAGCGCCACGGCGGCGAAAATATGCAGGAATCATTGCAAAAACGAAGGAGGCAGGGAAATGGAGCTTAAACTCAACATTTACAAGACCCAGAAGGAAGTCGAAAAAACGTACATCGCCCAGGATTACGAGGTGCTGTATGGCACGGTGGAGGACTTGCTCGACTGCCTCGACCTGGAAGCACTGACCAACCGCGACAACACGGACGGCATCATCGCCGCCGCGTCCCGTTTGATTCGCGCCCGCGCGGACGTGATCAATCCCCTGCTGATGGACATTTTCCCCGGCCTGACCGAGGACGAAATGCGCCGCACCAAGGTTCGCGAGGTGCTGGAGGTTGTCGTCGGCCTGACTGGTTTTTCCCTTGACCAGATCAAGAGCCTGACCTTTCGCAAGCGGTGAAGCCGCGCAAGATGATGCAACCCTGTATCAAGCATTGTTTGACCTGACCAATACGCTATGCAAAGCATACCCAGCCTTGACGCCGTTTACTGTCCGGCGGGAGCGGGCGCGAGAGGTTTTTCTGCTCGTGCGCCGCATGAACTCCAAGCCGCGCAAGAAAAACGGCGAGGAGGTCGACGCGCAGGGCCGCATCCGCCGCCCGGCTGGTGACAACTGGTTCTAACATCGAGGAGGTGAGAGCATGCCGGACGAAAATATCAGAACGACGATGCAATTCCAGGCGGACATCACCGATTTTAAGTCCGCCATGCAGGAAGCAAGACGGGCCGTGAGCCTCGCAAACAGCGAATTCAAGGCCACATCCTCCGGCATGGACGACTGGGGAAACAGCACGGACGGCCTGGCTGCCAAGCTGAACCAGCTCGCCGCCGTTCACGACGCGGAGAAGCGCAAGCTCGACGTGCTCCAGGTCGCCTATCAAAAGGCGGTCGCGGAGCAGGGTGCGGCCAGCGCTGCCGCCGTCGATCTGCAAACGAAGATCAATAACCAGCAGGCCGTCGTCAATAAGACGCAAAAGGAGTTTGACTCCTATGCCGCCAAGCTGAAAGAGGTCGAGAGCGGGGCGGACGGCGCTGCATCCGACATCAAAAAGGCGGGCGACGCCGCCAAGGATGCAGGCGCCGACGCGAAGGACGGCGCCGACGGCTGGTCGATCATGAAGGACGTGCTCGCGGACTTCATTTCCAATGCGGTGAGCGGTGCCGTGGATGCTTTGACGTCCCTGGCGGAGGCTACCCGCGAGTATCGCCGCGACATGGCGCAGATGGCGCAAAATGCCAAGGATTCCAGCCATGACATGGGTGTGATGAAGGATACCCTCAAAGAGGTAGCTGCTGTCACCGGCGAGACAGACGCCGCCATGGAGGGCTTGAACATGCTCATGGCGACCGGCCTCGACACGACCAACCTCACCAACGCAGCGGAGGCATTCGCAGGCGCGGCGACCAAGTTTGACGGCCTCAAATTTGAGGGCCTGGCGGAGGGCTTGCAGGAAACGCTTGCCGTCGGCCAGGCGGTCGGCCCCTTCGCCGAGCTGATCGAGCGCATGGGCGGAGACCTGGAAGCATTCAACGAGGGCATGGCTGCCTGCACCACCGAGGCAGAGCGGCAGCAGTACGCCATGCAATGGCTGAACGAATCCGGCTTGCAACAGGTGCACGACTCCTATGTGCAGAATAACGCCGACCTGGTGGAGGCGGAAAAGGCGCAATTTCGTTATAACGACTCCCTGGCCAAGGTGGGCGCTGCCATTGAACCCATCAATACAGCCCTGGCGAATATCGGTGCAACCATCCTGGAGAAGGTCGCGCCGGTCGTCGAGGACATTGTGTCCTGGGTGCTCGAAAACGGCCCGCTCATTGAGCCTATCATTACGGGCATCGCCGTCGCCCTTGGCGTGTTGGCTGCTGCCCTGGCCATCCAGGGGATTATCAGCGGCGTGAGCAAGGCCTTTGCCCTGCTCAACGCGACCATGCTGGCGAACCCTATCGTCCTGATTGTGGCAGCGATCGCCGGTCTGGTGGCGGCATTTGTCGCCTTGTGGAATAAGAGCGAGGCGTTCCGAAATTTCTGGAAGAACATGTGGGAGGGCATTAAGAACATCGTTTCGTCTGTGGCGGAATGGTTCAGCAAGACGGCCTCCAACATTGCCAAGTTTTTCTCCGACGCCTGGAGCAAGATCAAAAATTCCTGGAGCAAGGCGGGCGAGTGGTTCTCCAACATCAAAGCGAAAATCGCCAAGCCCTTCGAGAAAATCGGCTCCTGGTTCTCCGAAAAATTCCAGGACGCAAGCAAAAAAGCGAAAAATGCCTGGTCGGATGCAGGCTCGTGGTTTTCCAACATCAAACAGAAAATCACGTCCCCCTTCGAGAAAGTTGGCGGCTGGTTTGCCGACAAATTCTCCGCAGCCTATAAGAACATTACGTCCGCCTTTAGCAATGCCGGAATCGACTTCAGCGACGTGTGGGCGGGCATAAAAAAGGTTTTCAACCCGAAGGACTTCCTTTCCATCGGCGGCAACATGATTTCCGGCCTTTGGGATGGCATCAAGGACAAGGCCAAATGGCTGAAGGACAAAATCAGCGGTTGGGTCGGCGACATCGTGGGATGGTTCAAGGACAAGCTGGGAATCCATTCCCCGTCCACCGTCATGCGCGACGAAATCGGCAAGATGCTGGGCCTGGGCATGGCGGAGGGCATCGAGGACAGCCGCAACGTCGTCAACAACGCCGTGCGCAAGCTGGGCGACGCTGCCCTGGGCGGCTTGTCTCCCGTCGGTGGAGGTGCACCTGGCGCCGCTGCTGGCGGCAAGGTGATCAACTACACCCAGCACAATTACAGCCCGCGCGC